GGTACTTCGTGAAAATCTGTAATCTCTCTAATGGTGTCTATGTTTTTTAAAACAAAACAGGCTGACTTTTTCATAAAACGGTGTAAGTTCACTAAAGCATAAAACTGTGGGGCATAGTGCCTGTTTAAAAACAAGTAACGTACTGCATCTTCAACTCTAATACCAGTTTGCTGTACAAACGTACTTACTCCGCTTTTAAATCTCGCCATTGGTTCTCGCCAATATGCTATAATTGTCCTTGCTTGTGATATTTCCTCAATCGTTGCTAACTCGTAACCCTGTCTATCCAAACTGCTAGATGCATTTTTTAATATTTTAGCCACAAGTTCGCCAGACGGCAGTTTATATACCTCAGGACTATTAGGAAATAATTCGTAATCTAATTGTGTAAGCATATTGAATGTAGTATTAAAGCAGGTACCCACCTGGGTACCCACTTCTAACTACTTACTACTAGGAGGTTTTATTGCTTCTGTCTATTTCTAATCATAGCCAAAATATCTTCTGCTCTCTGGCTACTTGGTTTTGCATCTTCTACCGGTGCAGTTGCTTCTGTAGGTACCTCTACTGCAACAGGCTCGGGGGTTGCTTCTACAGTTGGTGCTGGTGCAGGAGCTGTCTGTGTTGCTGGCGCACTTTCTCTAGGTTGTGCGTTAGCAATTTGAACGCCTGCTGGTCTGAAGTAACTTCCCCATTTTTCTGCATCATATGGTTGCCCATCTACTGATGCTTCAAACATCTCTTTCATAACTTTAAGAGCTGTCTCGTCTGGACGCTTGGGCAAGAAGTCTGCTAGATTGAATAAACCATATTGTTCTATAGCCGCTGTTTCTGTTGATGTAAGTGCAGACTCTCGCCTTGCCCAATTACTTGTAGAGTAGTCACTGTAACCACCTTTTGTAGTTTTAACTACTCTGAAGTCTAAGCCTTGATTATAATCAGTTGGCAACTCAACCATGTCTGGGTCAAGTAATGCTGACTTAATCAAGTTAAAGATTTGTGGACTAATTACAAATCTGCGAATTGGGTTTTCAGGTGTTGTATCTTCCTGCATTGGATTCTCTCTAACAAAACCTTGAAACAAGTAACTACGTTTTTTCCAGTACTTACGACCCATGTCCTCAAGACTCTTGTCTTTAAACCATGTTCTAACTTCTGCTAGAATAGGACAGGATTCTCCCCACATCTCAACACAGGGTACTTGTACCTGTACAGGTTTGCTGTCTGCTTGTCCTTTAATACCCTGGAAAGGTAAACGGATCATAGCACGTTCTACCCAGAAAAAATCGTTTTTAGTATCTCCATCAGGAAGGAACCTGATAGTTGCGGTCTCACCTTCTTTTATGTTCCAGTGTGCAAAGATAGCATTGTCGCCACCTCCACTTGAACTACCGCCTTGTCTTGTTTCTTGTTGTTGCAGTCTTGCTCTGATATCGGCCAATGATGTTGCCATAATGTTTTCTCCTTAATAAGTTTGCCATAATGTATGCCTAATATGCACACACCACTTTAGTAGTGTATACAATTTTATTTATCTAGTCAATGCTAAACGGTTAAATTTACTATTTAATTCCGCTTAATCTTTTAATATCTTCTGCCGTTGTTTCGCCGTGTTTCTTTTTCTTTTTGTCTGTAACTGCATCGATGAAATCTTCACTAGCATCGCCACCCAGTGTTTCCATTGTCATGTCACCAAAGTCTAATAACTTCAATAACTCTGGGTTTACGTCTGACAAGTACTTGTGTACTGCTGGTCTACCACAAGTGTCAGGACCTTTTTCGTCTGCCATCTTTTGTATATCAGCATTAAGTCCTTCATCATCTATAATACCTTGTAGTGCTGTAATAGCATTACTACCGTCTTGTCCTACAGGAAAATGCTGTCCTACTAGTTTTTGTAACTTTTCGTGTGGTGCTACATCACCTTCGTTAACATCCTCGTCTTTCTTAAATGGATTAATTTTATCTATTGCACCTTTAATAGCCTTACCAACCTTAGTAGCACCTTTGGCAATTTTATATGCAGGCATTGACTGTGTTACCGGGTCTTTTTCTGGATCATATCCTGCTGGTGCGCCTTCCATTTTGTTACCAGCCCTTAGTTCTTCG